GTGGGCTTTTAACCTCTCTCTTTGAGAGGTGCTTAATGGGTGTTGTGTTTGTGTTTATTTTGATAATAATCAATAGCCAACGCAACCAACCCTAAGATAATAGTCATACTTGCGACTGTAATGATAGCTTCATTCATCTTTAGCCCCTTTATTTATAAATATAAAACCAATGACTACTACAACACCTACAAAACCGAAAGCATATAATGATACGCTCTCGTCTTTTATTATAGGTGAAACAATAGACAAACCTGCTAAAATTTTGGAAATATCAAGATGATACTTTCCAATCTCTTTTAATGTTTCTCGCTTCATAATCTCATTATATCCTATTTTGTTTAATTGTACTAATGTTCAAATATTAAGAATAGCAAATGCTATCAAAATTCCTCTAACCTGCCATAACCAAAGTAGGGTTATTTTTGTGTATCGTTTAAGCTTTTTCATGATTTAAAACCTTATAAAGATTATATATCCGTCCTGCTTGTTCTGCCGTCTTGACTCCCAGTTCTATAAGAACTTTTAGTTGTTTTGTTCTCATGTGTGCCTCCAATGGCTAAAAGTTTAAGACTGTATTGTCTTGTAGTGCAATTATGACATAGTAAACTTAAATTAATATTAAATTACTTGTATTTTAGTGAAATTTGTTAAAATTCGCATCAAATAGCGTTATGCAGGGATTTAAAGGCTTAATACTCATAAGGATTATTTAGCGTTATATAGTATCACGCACGTGTTACGCACGTATATAAGATGCACAAATGAACTATTAAGATATAATTTTAGTATGGATTTGTTATAGGGGGTCGGGGGTCTTACTTAGCTTTATAGCTTTTAAGACTTTAGAGTCTTTATAGCGATGGCGGAAGATATTAAATAATTAATAAGATTTAAAGGGGTTAATCTTGCATCAAGTAGCAGAACTTAGAAAGCTTAGTGTTAATTACTCTTATGAGCTTATGAGATTTGTTAAGAGTCTGCTGTTAAGTGTTAAGGGTTGTTATCGTTTGCTATCTGTTAAGAACATCTTGAAGAGTGTTAAGGATTGTAGCATTATTACATTTGATAAGGATTGCTTTAAGAGTGTTAAGAGATTAGCGTTAAGGGCTTTAGGTGGGGTTTGGTGGTTGTGGCGTGGGGCGTTTGTGAGTAAGTTCTCCACTTCCTGCACGTATAAGAGGGTAAAACGTGGGCTTATCGGCTTAGTTGTTAGCGTTGGCGTGGTGGTTCTGTGTCAATTAGCCTACAGTCCTGCTGTATTGCCCTTGTATTGGGCGTGTACCTCGAACACCTTACACGGTTGGCAGTCACAAGGCTACACGATACCACACTATACGACAACATTGACCGACCCCCACCCCCTAAATTTCAGTGCGAGATGTTATATACACCCCACACTGACTCAAACCACTTTTTCATCACCAATTCGACTTTGCACTGATGAGCAATACATTAATAACACTAAGGAATATACTAATGTCTAACTACCTTAGCGACCACGAACTAAGATACCTACATTGTTTTGCACAGTGCCACGATGAGCGGAAATGCCTCTCAAAAATTTTCGGTGCGTACACACCACGCAAGCGTCACGATGAGATTATGCGTAAGCCTATGGCAATGAAAGAGTTTAAGAAGATTGTGGATAACGCTGTTAAGGAAATGGAGCTTAGCTCTTCTGCGTCACTAAAGAAGCTTATGAATATACAAAATGCTACGTTGGCAGACTTTGTAGATTTACGGACTGGTGTTATCAAAGATGATATTGAGCCAGAGTACCTTGATGCTATCAAAAGTATTAAGTACGACCCAGAGACAGGTGCAGTGGTGCAGATACAGTTGAACGATAAGCTGAAAGCCATTGAAACATCTTTGAAGTTCACAGGGATGCTAACTAAGAAGATTGATGTGAATGTAAATCTATCTATCTCTGAACAGTTAGCAAGTTCTGCTATTGGAGATGAAGAGGTAGATGTGTTCATAAAGAACTTACTTAGTAAGCCAGATGATAAAGATGTAATTGAAGTAGATGCTATGGAGGCACAGAATGAATAGAGAACAGTATAAGACTTATGTAAAAGAGCAGAGAATGATGCTACACGATGAGCCAGATGGAGATGATTTGGTAGATTTGATATTTGACGATTTTGAGTCAAGGACTTGTGGGAACTGTGAGCACTATAAGATTGTAATGCCACAAAATAATCCACACGACCAATTTAACTACATTGACTGTTGTGCCAACGATGCAGGAATGAATGTAGTATCTTGTCCACCTATGGACTTTGGATGCAACAAATGGGAGCAAAAAAAATGAAGCTAAGTGATGCATTTTCAGAGATTGTAGTAATAAGACACAAATTAAGGCTATCCATTGAACGCATGGAAAAAGCCGTTAGAAAAAACGATTGCGATGCAATAAGAACTGAAATAAGAATACAAAAGGAATTGTTGAAATGAGGAAATTATTATTGCCCTTTGTATTTATAGTGGAAGCAATATTATTGAGTGTAGTCACGATAGCGTTTTCTGTGGCTAAAGTAGCAGAATATCTTGCAGGAAAGATGCCAAATAAAGAGTGGTACACAAATGACTAAACAAGACCTACTCTTAGTTAAAGCATCTGCTAAAAGCCTTGAAGTGTTTATCAAGGTAATGCTTAAATCTAAGCCGTCAAAGCAACAGCTACAAGTCATACGTGATATTGATAATGGTGCTACTAAGATTTCTATACGGTCAGGGCATGGTACAGGTAAAACGGCTTTATTATCTTGGATAGTCCTATGGTGGGGCATTTTTAAGGAAGATGCAAAGATACCAATGACAGCACCTACAGGACACCAACTCTATGACTTGCTTATGCCAGAGATTAAAAAGTGGCGAGACAAGATGCCAGACCAATTAAAGAATGAAGTAGAGGTAAAGACTGAAAAGATTGACTATGCTAATGGTAGTTTTGCAGTACCACGTACAGCACGTAAAGACCAACCAGAAGCACTACAAGGATTTCACGCTACCAACTTAGCGTTTATTATCGATGAAGCATCTGGTATTCCACAAGTTATCTTTGAAGTGGCAGAGGGTGCAATGACTGGGGATAACACCTTAGTCATTATGACAGCCAACCCTACAAGGGTAGAGGGGTATTTCTATGACTCTCACCATAAGAACCGTTGGCAATGGAATTGTTATCAGTTCAATGCAGAAGAGACAGAGAACGTATCTAAGAAGTGGGTAGAAGAGAAAAAGAGACAGTACGGTGAAGATAGTGATGTTTATAGAGTGCGTGTTAAAGGCGAGTTCCCTAAACAATCATCAAATGCCGTGTTCTCTTTGCAGGAGGTAGAGGATGCGTCACAAGCTACAGTATTCGATAATAGTGGTGGAGAAGTTTGGGGTATTGATATTGCAGACTTTGGAGATGATAAGACTGTACTTGTTAAGCGTAGAGGTAAAGAGTTTTATGAGATTACAGCAAGAAGTGGATTAACCCTACCAGATATTGCAGGGTGGTTAATCTTTGAATATAACAACTCTCATAGAAAGCCGTCAGTCATATTTGCAGATGCTGTTGGTATAGGCTCATCATTATCTGCTGTGTGTTTTGATAAGGGATTAGACATTGTAGTAGGGGTTAAGGGTTCAAATCAAGCAAGCGACAGTAAAAAATATCATAACAAAAGAGCAGAATGGTACTACACGCTTAAAGAGATTTTGGCAGATGGAAAGATGCCAGATGATGATGAGCTTATCGGTGAGCTTATGGCACAGAAATACAAAATCTCTTCTACTGGTAAGCTACAGCTTGTAGAGAAAGATGAAATTAAAAAAGAGCTTGGACGTTCACCAGATAAATCTGATGCACTTGCATTAACTTGTGAGAGAATGATTTATATAGAGGAAGAGGATAATGATGCCCAAATAGGAGTATCTGTAGATAGTGAGCTAAGTGCATACAACTATGGAGGTGGTACGTGGTAAGTAGTAGCGAGATAAATAGATGGCGTGTAAGGGATATTGTAGATAATCATATCTTTATACTTCATCAGATTGTAAAAAAAATAGGCTCAGTAGAGTTCTCTATTAAAGAGCGTGATGTTGCAAAATTATTTGTTCAAACTTTCAAAGATGCAGGGTTTACAAATGAACAAATATCAAAAGCACTTAATATGCCTCTTTATAGAGTTAATGGATTTTCTAAAACAAAGATACCCAAATTATTTAGAAGAGCAGAGATGTTATTTGGAGACCCAATACTGTTACTTAGAAAGGGAGATGACTATGCGTGTGAGTACAAAGTAACAGTACAAATGACGGAGTACCTTATCATAGAGGATTTACTAAAGGCAGATTGGAGTACACGTCAGATAGAGATGGCAACAGGCTTTAATAGACGAAGAATACAGAGAATTAAAAAAAGAATAAAGGATGATACAGATGAATAAAAATCAAGAGAGAGTGTTGCTTTTAATATCAGAAGCTAAAAAAGGGTATGACTTATACAGATACTCATTTGAAGAGTTAGAGGCAGGATACAATAATGTATTGCACCCATCTGTGGTTAAAAGCCTAAAATCAAGACGAAAAAGCCATATAACGCCTAAAGTTATCAAGGCAAAAGTTAGAAAAGTGATGATTTCTATTATGAAAACGTACTTTGAAAATGATGAATTTGCTAAGTTGGTACCAGAGTATCCAACAGATGAGGGCTTTGAAGATGTAGAAAAATTACAAAAAGCACTGGATAATTGGACGACTAAGCGTATCAATCTTTACACACGCTTCAAACCATCTGTCATAGATGCACTTGTATATGGTACGCCTATTGTAAAGATATATTGGAGTGGCAAACATTTGTCTATAAATAGGGTAAAGATAAGAGACCTATTTATAGACCCAAATGCAACCAGTGTATTTGATATTCAATATTGTGTAAACAGAGTATTCACAACAGTAGGTAGATTACGCTCACAGTTTGGGCGTAAGTTCAAGTGGAAAAATTATGTAGGACAAACAGAGCTTGGCACCAAAGTATCTACAGTTGATATTGGAGACGCATCAAGAGTAGAAGTGCATGATGTGTATAGATACCAGAATGGAAAATGGCTTGTATCCACAGTATTACCAGACCAGACATTTATTAGAACAGATGAAGTCCTTAAAGACGGACTACCCTTTATTATAGGAAATATTGACCCACAGTTTGTAGGGATAAATGAAACAAATGTAGTAGAGGCGTATGGTGCAAGTTTCATAGAGTCAATGATACCACTACAAGAAGAGTACACCATTATACGGAACCAGCAGATAGACGCTATAGACAAGACTTTTAATCCACAATATATGGCAACTAAGACCTCTGGGCTTAATGAGAGTGATTTAGCAAGTGGTAGAAAAAAGGTGACTGTATCAAATCTTAGTGAAGTAGAGCAGGTGCCTATCCCTAGAGTGGATGTATCAATATTTCATACAGATAGACTTGATACAGAGATGCAAGAGGTGAGTGGTGTAACAAAAGCATCACAGGGAATAGTGGATAACGGAAGCAAGTATCAGACAGCTACAGGTATGAGTATCTTATCGGAAGAGGGAAATGTAGTAGTGGGAGATATTATCCGTGCTATGAATGAAAGCTTTTTTGAACCTGCCATAAGACGCATGGTAAGACTCATCTATAAATATGATACCACGCCACTTCTGTATGGAGTTGACAGAACAAAAAATATCAAATTCTTTGTATCTATCAATGCAGGAGTTGGTGCAGTAAATGGTGAAATATTACTAAATAACATCACTCAAGCAGAGGGTTCAGCTATGCAAAATGCTAAGACCCATGTGGAGATGCAGGATATAGAGGGAGCTAAGAGATACCTAAGCGTATTAGACAAGCTATTCGAGGAGAAGCTAAAGGCTTTAAGACTTAAAAATATCATCCCAACACTAAAAGGAGAAACAGATGAACAGCGACCAGACGGAGATGCAGACGATGAACAATACGAAGCAGGAAATTACAGCGAAGCAGATGAAGCAGGATTTGGAGGAAATGTGCAACAGCAGGGGGTTCAATATCTTCCAAACGGAGATGCAGGAGCAGTACAACAAGCTTTTTAAGCTATCGCTTGATGATAAGTTATCAGACTCTGAAAGGGTACATAAACTTGAACAGATGAAAGGTGTAGCTTGGGCTATGAACCTTACTGACGCACTAATAAATACAATGCAAGGAGAGTTAGAGTATGAAGAAAATTTAGAAGAAATTACTGAAATGGATGATTAGAAATGGCTCTGTGTTCTTACTATAATGAGCTTAACCAAAAATATAATTTTAATAAGGAAATAAATATGACACCAGTAGTAAAAGAATTAATCGCATCGGCAATGGCTATAAACGGGTATGCAGACAACAACGAGCTAAAAGAAGCAGTCGCAAAACTAGATGCACTTGGAGATAATGCAAAAGGAGATACGGCAGAGTATAAAGCACTTAAAGCAATGGTGGATGCGATTAAAGAAGATGAAGCTAAAGCAGAAGCATTGAGAATTGCAGAAGAGGAAGCTAATACAGAGGGTCACGATGATATGAATATTTTAGAAGCCTTTGCAGTGGCAGAAAGGGGTGGAAAATTTGCACGTAGAGAGTGGTGTGATGAGCTATCTGAACACTATGTGTTTATAGAGAGAGGACACACGTTACCATCACTATCAAATGGCACCCACGCATCACCTTACCAACCATCTATTGTTGATGTAATGGCAAAAGATTGGTACAACGTAGAAGAGGAGGTATAGTATGGAAAATCAAGCCCCACAAATGACACCAGAGATGTATGCAGAATTGCAAGCACAACAAGAGCAACCTGCCCCAGTAGAAACACAAGCACCTGCACAGCAAGAACCACAACAGGTGCAACAACAACCTGCACCTGCCACACCACCAGAAGATGATGTGGCACAGGCAAAAGAATTGCTTGGAGTATCTGAAATGCAGGAGCAGATAAAAGCTATGCAAGCAGACAGAGTTAAAGAGTCTATGAGTTCAAAGTACCCAGACATCCCATATGAGCTTGTGGAGAAAGAGATTGAAAAGGTGGCAAAAATTAATCCTGCTTTTGCAGACTCTATGCGAACTACACAAGAGGGGATGGATATGGCATACCGTTCAGCACAGGCACTTATCCAACCAAAAGAGAAGCCAGACAATCTTACAGATGGTGAGAGTGGAGGAGGTCAAGGAGAAAATCTTGATGAGATGGTAGGAAAAGGTGAGGCAGACGATTATAATCTTGGGAAATTCATACTAGGAAATTAAAAAATATGCACCTTGCGACAGTAAGGTGCGACAAAAAAGACTATATCTACATTCGGTAATAAGCAAAAATACCCTTATAAACTAAAATAAGGAAAATAAAATGGCTTTACTATCGTATGGAAATACAGTCAATCAGAAACCGTCAATACTTGATGCTATCATCCTACAGGGTGTGCATAAGACACCTTTCTTGGAGTGGTTTGGTAGAGGTAGCGTATCTGCACCTAAACACTCTTGGATTTTGGATAGATACCAAAATGCAGGTGCAAACTCAAATCTTGAAATAACAGATATTCAAGAAAATACCACAGACACAAAATATATGAGAGATAATGTTGTGCAAATCATCAAAAACGATTATGGTATTTCTAATGAAGAGATGCAAAATGCAAAATATGGTACAAAAGAGTGGGCGTACAGAACAGCAAAAGTAGGAAAAGAGCATACAAAAGATATTGAATATGCACTACTTGGGCTACATAATGCTTCTGTTTTTGACCCATATACTGTTGGAAGCCCTACAACACCTGCAAAAATGGCAGGTATTTTCAACTATATTGAACCTACAAACAAAAAAGACTACACAATAGCACCAGCTACAGCAGGTGGAGTTGCAACAAATACAAACTTCACATATGATATTCTGAGTGAAATTCTACAGCCAATCTGGGAAAAGGGTGGATTAGAAGATGAAAGCTTCTCTTTGGTAGTCAGTCCTTTACTTAAAAAAGCGATTAATAGATTTGCAGGTACTCAATACTTTAGACAACTCAAAAATGAGAAAAAGTTTGACCCAACACTTTATGAACTTGAAACAGATTTTGGAACAGTGAAAGTGAAAATGCATAGACTATTTGCAGACCCTAAGCTACAAAATACAGTCCTTGCAGGTAAACTTGATGAAGCTAAAATCATGTTCAAAATACCTACTACATTTGAAGAGCCACCAACATCTAAGACAGCTAAGTTTGGTAGATACTACACTTCTGCAACACTTGAAGTTAGAACACCAGACTACTTTGCTTGTGGTACAGGTTTACAGTAATGACATACGGAGAGGCTAAGGAGTTCGTAGCAGAGTTTCTTAGAGGAGACAATGGTAACGCTTTAGTCTCTCATACCCATTTTAAAATGGCAATGTTAGAGATAGGTATGCTTTGCGTGCCTACATCTATGAAAGTTGAATATACAGGTACTGAGACAGATGTGCTGAGACTTCTGCCATCAGAAGAGGTACGCATAGACGCACTTAATACAAAGATAGTGCAATATTATGTCAAGAGTCCTGTAATACCTACCACTATAGTAGATGCTGTTGAAATGCCAATAGATAATGAACTTGGCTTGGCAGTAACATTCTTTATATGTTCGTACCTAAGCAATAAATATAAAGATAATTATGAAGCAAAAGCAAATAAGCAAGTAAGTATATACACATCAAATATACTGTGATTATGTTGATACCCCCCACCAAAGTCTCCTCCATAAAAAGGTGGGGTATATGAGCGTTTATCGCTACAAATACCAACAAGGAATAATTAATGAACGATACTAAAGCGTTATTGGAACTCATCAGTAAACACTGGGGTTTTGAAGTAGGAAATAAGATTAAGCAGGAGATTTCTACAGTAGTAGGAGCAACAAATATTGACCTAACAGCACTACAGAGTGCGATTGGTACAATTCAGGGCATCCTTGATGCAAATCCAAATACGGCACAGTTTGATGTAGGTCAGAATATCATCACACAACTTTCAGACCATTTAGCAAGAATTGTAAATCTTGAAAGTGCTGTTGGTACATTAAATGGAAATGCAAGTACAGTAGGCTCTGTGGCATACGCAGTAGGACAAGAGCAGACAAGAGCAGTAAATGCAGAGACAGCACTACAGACAGCACTTGATGCAGAGACCGTTGCACGTACCAACGCAGATACAGCATTGCAAGCAGAACTTGATGCAACACAAGCAGGAGCAGGGCTACAAGCAGATGGTACCTACTTGGCAAACAGTGGGGCAAACTATATCGCTACAGCAACTTCTCTACAGGATGCAGATAACAAACTTGATACGGCTATCAAGGCAGTAGATGATGCACGTATTGCAGACAAGTCAGCAAGTAATACAGCAGTATCTGGACTACAGGCAGGGATTGACGCAAATACGGCATCTATTGCAACGCTCAACGGAGCAAATACGGTAGTTGGGTCTGTGGCTCACACAGCAGAGGTGGCATCAGCAGGAGCAGTAGCTACAGCAAAAGCTTATGCAGATGCTACATTTGTAACTAAGTCAGATATTGTAGCCATTGATGCCGTTGCACTCGCGTCAATGTTCAGAAGTGCTATGGATTGTGGTTTCGGAGGAGCTACTATTACAGATGTACTTAATGGTACTGGTGCTTGTGCAGGAGGTACAACTCCACCACCACCACCAGCAGGAGGTACTATACCAACATCTCCAGCAGGTACAGGGGCAGTTATCTAAGTAACGCCTCTCTAAGATAACTTCCAATGGTGATGTAGTTATACATCACCAACAACACATAAAAAGGAAAACAATGGCTTTATACAAAAAAGAGGTTCTTGTTAGACCAAATTCTACAGCAAATTTTGAAACAGCAATGCAGTTTGCTATAAATTGGTTAGACAATACATTTCAGAATGTAGCTACAAATAAAGATGCTAACGGTAACTTTATTGATTATTTCTTTGCAGATGTATATTTTGTAACAGGACACGCAACAAACAGTGGTCAATTATGGAGGATTTACTCTACACCATGTGCAACAAAATATAGTATGTTACCTGCAACAACAGGTAGAATAGAGTATATGATGATAGACCCTGTAGGTATTGACGCAAAGATACAAGCTAACACTAATTCAATAGCGTCTGTAAATACAGTAAATAGTGACCTAACTTTACGAGTTAGTGCTTTGGAAACAGCACCTACTATAGTAGATGCAGTAGTAATATAAGGATTTAAAAAATGAAACAGGAAAGAACGGTGTTACTATACAATGGTAAAGTTACCGACAGGGATATGCCTCTTCAAAATGGTCAACAATGTTTTGATGATGTAACAAAAAAAACACTTACGCACTATGATGGTAAGTTATATGATGCAAATGGCACCATAATTTTAGACTTAACGAAAGGAAATGGAAATGCTTGATAAAACACTAAACACAAGTTTTGGTCTTGTTACAAGAGCAGACAAGGGTGCAGAGCTTACACACGATGAATTGGATAAGAACTTAGAGAATGTGCTACACGCAGTGCTACTATCTGATAGATTTTATGGTGCTGAAATATCAGCAATATTTAATGCTACACCACTATCTTTCCCGCTAACGCTATCAGTCGTTGCAGACAAGAAGTACCTAGCGTGGAGCATCCCACCAGAACTAGCAGGTAAAGTCATAACCTTATATGAGGATACAGCCAATGGAAGAGTAAGAATATCATCATATACAGTATGGAATGATATGGCATCAAGATATGGATATAACTATACATATACAAGTGCATCTTCAACACCTACAGCACCTACAGTACTTGCTACAGATTTATTTATAATGACAGCATCACACACGATTGGAAACACTGTTACAGTTGAAGTACTGGACTTTGTGCCGCCACCACCGCCACCACCGCCACCACCACCAACAGGTACTACACCACCACCAACAGGTACTACAGGTACAACTGTAATTTAGGATTAGCCATGACAAAATATGTAAGTGATGGTTACGTTTCTGTTGGATATGTAGATGGGAGTTTACTCCCACTACCTCTTGGAAATCACCATATAAAAAATTTTGTGTCAAGTGGCACAATACCAGAAGCACAGCTAAGAGCAGATGTTATCAATAGCATCGGTGCAAATGATTTAGCAGTAGTATATGTGCAGGAGAGTAACAAAATACTCATAGGAAGCAAAAGCGGATTTATAGAATTTAGTGGTGCATCACAGCAACCTCAACAGCAGGTGCTTGATATACAGAGTATTGTAAACGACCCTGCTTTTGTGGCTAAAGTAAAACAGCTAACAGACATACAAGGAATTATAAGTGACCCTGCTTTTGTAAGTCAGGTTCAGTTACTAACAAATATAAATATGACAGCAAAAATTGTAGATAGTACAGGTGGAGCGGTTAGTAATGCAACAGTTACACAAATTGATGCAACAACATTTAGTGTTTCTATACCACAACAGCTTGTAGGAACGTCATACAATATTGTATTAAACAAGGTATAATTAATGGCATCTATTACGATACAACCAAATGGAACAGTAGTCTTTTCTCAGGCGGTGATTGACAAGTTCCCAGAGATAACAGCTACTGTCTCTGGTAGCAAAATAACCATAGGAAATGTTTACCTTGAAGAACTTGTGAGTCTGGTAGGTAATAATATATTTTGGAGCGATACACAACCTTTCAGTTCATTTTCTATAGAGTTTACGAATAATCACGCTGATGTAGATGTACTCTCTAATCTGATGGTTAGGTATATAAACTATCATAATGGAGATTATACCGTCGCTATCCCGAAATATAGTTCAGACCTATCTATCTTAAAAGACCCACTAAATCTTGGAGTTAAGCCAAATTATTACAAGGCACTACTTGACTATGCAAACGGTACAAAGACCATAGATGCGTTAGCTAATGACATCAAGGAGATATACCTTATAGCGAAACCAACAGCATCTATAAATATTGCTGATATAATCACTGTAATATCTACCATACAAAAAGCAGATATTTTAAAGTTTTTAAATCAAGGCACATCTATAATGAGTGTCTATAATGCAACACAGGATGCGAAAAGCAAAACATTTGTATCTACTGGTACGCAAAAATATTCACTAAGCACAGCATCAAAAGAGTTTGAAATGATAGAAGATGCTAATGGTATTCAGACGATAAACAAATTGTGTGCTTCTGATGGTGAAGATGTTAGAGTTCCACTATTAAAAATGTTGCCAAATATGACATCAATATCGTACTGTTTATTCAAACAACTTACGCCAGATGAGTTTTTTAATAGTAAAATAACAACTATTACTACAGATTTTGGTGCGTCTGTATCTATAATGCGTAGCGGGTCAACGGGTGAGCCTTATAACTTCTTGCTATCTTCACCATCTGCTGTACCAACTCTCATTGGTGAGTTACTAGCAGATGTATATCTTAGATACACTACACTAACCAGCACAAGAACATCTACATATTTTGATGTTTCTATACTTGGTCGCAGGGTATTGTATGGTTCGTTCGACTCATATTTTAATATAGATAGTCCGACAGATACAATTAGTGGTGATATTCTTGGCATTGCAAAAAAATATGTAACCCTAAATACTACAGTAATGGCTAGTGGTGCCTCCTCAACACCACTATTTGAATTTAATACAATCAATGCAGATATACCACTCCCAAAAGAGATACTATCTGGTGTTGTACGTGCAAGCGGACAAAAATATGTAGAGCAGTATTTTATTATACCTACCCTACAAGAACTATACGCGTATGACTTTACTTTTGCTAATGGTGAGCTTACCCCGATAGTGAGTGTTTATTCAGATGAGACAAAGGCTTTATCTATCGTTGGTACAGCACTATTCTCTAAAATTAAAAAAGTTATCTTTACAACATTTGATTTTGTAGATATGTACTATTCTTATGGATTTAATAATATTTATGTTGGCACAAATGTGATACTTGGCAACTCTTGCACAATAAATTCTCTGGCTCTTGGTGGAGTAGACCATTTTGGTGGAAATATAAAAAAGTTGGTATCCGCTGGGATAGTGAATTATAATACACTAGCAGGTAACGATATGTATGCGTCACTACATAGACTTAGCATATCAGTCGCTACTGTGCCTAATGATAAGCTGTTACTGTGTGACTTTGCATCGATAGGAGCAGGTGGTATATTTGCTTCTGATGCAGACCCTACTGGTCAGTGTATGTTAGGTCTTAGGTATATACTTGTAAATGGTACACCGTTGCCTTACGCCAGAGATAAAGTAATGTCTTGGGCTGATGCAGGAGTACCAATAGTAGTATCATCTAGCTACTCTGTTAGAGTAGAGGATATAGCATTGTTTCAAAATATTATAGATAGTCTTGTAGATGGATACAAGCGTAGCTTTAGATTTGGAACACCTACTATACCTATAGATAAAACAGAAAATAGGTTTGCAGGCTCTATCTTCTGTATTGCATATGACGGATTATTTGCAAACACTGATATTTCTATGTATAAAAAACTTATTAGTATTGCTAGTGGAGTTGATACACTTATTGCGTCACAAACTAGCTCTGGAAGCCCTATCTTAAATGTATATCTTGGCGTAAATGGAATAACTACGAAAGTAGATACTCTTGCTATGGAGCAATTTTTAACAAATTCATTAAACATTAGAGATACATTAGGCGGACTTACAGCCGTTAGAATAGACCCGAGTACACTTAATGTTACAAACACATCACCGATATTATTTATGTCTCATACGGACGAGATAACTGGACTAGAAATAGCACCTAATGACCCAGTGAACTATACTAAGAGGTCATTTAATTTAAGGACTGGGGAACTCACTACACAGACTATAATAAATGGTGTGGACTCTATATCAGGAGTAGGTGGATATTCTACATCAAATGTTCCTGCTGGAAATTCTGTAGCATATCCAGTCACGCCAAATAGTGGTATGTTAGTGAAATACAACTTTGCAAAAAATGCAGATGGTTCTGTAGATGTTACATATAAGGTACTTGATGCAAACAATAATGACATCACATCACAATTCAGTACATTAACGCTAGACGGAATGTTTAGCCACAAAGGAGTATAAGATGCCACCACCAATTAGGCTAATAAATTTTGGAGACCACGTATTAAATTGGAGTCCTACACTAAACAAGTTTACTGTAAGACCACGATACCAAAACTCAACTACTGTTAACAACATAGGGCTTGGCAATGCAGTTATTAGTTTTAATATGTCTAATCCACCAATCAATGGTGTAATTCTGCCTATTACTGGTGAGACAAATGCTAATAAACTTGTGCCTCTATCACCTTTTAAATGGAAACGATGGAACGCATATCCCGTAAGCACTATAACTAGAAATACATCGCTTATAGGATTTAATAATTGGAGTGTTGCCATTACTTATGAAGAGGCTACTACTTGCAATGTTGAAGAGGTTAAGGCTACAACTATCACACAAAATGGATATGGGTGCGAAGATGTAATAAGTCCTGCACCACGATTATATTAAAGGCTTATAATGAACAATACAGGAATGAGATTAGGTACCCGTGGGTTAACACTCACGGGGGAGCAGATAGTACACCTATCTACCGAAAGCACAGATGAAATATTTATATTAAATAATGGAGCATTAACCTCTTACAAATATGACATAACTGCCTCTGGTGGATTTGTGCCTAGTGGAACAGCTACTAAAATAACAGCAGATATTGCAAGTAAGCAGAAAGCGGGCATCGGTAATCCTAAGATTATGGAAATAGCTGGTGGAAATACGCTTAAAATACGATACGATAATGGAACGTGCCTTGAAGCTAGTGTGTCTTCTACATATGGCACAGTTATTGTTTTGGAAAAATCAAAAAGCTGTGTAAGAGTTACAAAAAATGACATTTACGTAGTGCCTGCCATAATAAATCACTACAGAATTGCTGGCGTTGGAGGCTCTCTTATCCCGCTATTTGAGGACTCTGCTGGAAAAGCAAAGGATATTGTGGCTGTGTTTGAGGGTGCAAAAAATGATAATGTAGTTACTTTAAGCTCTGTGACTGGGCTACCTTATGCTATCGTTGATATGATTGGTACAACACAGATAGTAACGCTTGGGGTAACACTTTATGCAATCCTTGGTGGTACAAAAGTGCCAATCACTGGATATGGCACGATTGTAAGAAAAATGGTGAGAACAAGAAATATCACTATGTATGAGCAGGTACCTAGCACATCTCCTACAGCACCTCCGACAAAAGTAGATTATAGTGCTATGTTCTCCCCTGAACACTATGCCTATATCACATTAAAGAGAACAGACCACAAGACGGGGTGGGCTGGTGTTGGGAATACTGGATACGTTGTTGATAATGGAGATACTGTAATAATGAATGTTCCTATTATTGTTCCATCTAATGCTATTAACAATGAGATACATTATATTGAAACGCAAAATGGGCTAGAGCAGGTAGATGCAAATGGTTTACTAACGCCATTAAATATCACAACACTTGATGGGCTACCACTTATTAAGCATATCTATAATACTGATATGACAAAAGAAGTGGTTATGGATGCAAATAGAAGCTCTGAAATGGAAACTTTTAACGTAAATGGCTATTACTTTGGGTATGGAGCAGGGCATAAAACAGCAGTTGTTTTATAGCGACACTTTTATAGTTACTTGGAGTTTAAATATTGGTAACATTGATGTGTAAAAAAAATATAAGGAATAAAATATGAATACACGTAACATTGGAGAGAATTTTAATGTAGTCCTCTCTACAAAAAAAACATTGTTTGGTGCATCATCGGCAGACTTCTCTGTCTATTATGCTGACGTAAATGCACTTGGAACAAAAGTAGCAGTAGCTGGTGGTGCTACAGAAGCAGTGGTAGCTATTGCAACTGGTTCAGAGCATATAGCAACGACTACCGCACCCGCATCGGTAGGAGACAGAGTGCTACAGATTGACCCTGCAACATCTACTATCGTAGCAGGAGATACTGTGCAATATGCAACAGGGCTATATGCCTATGTTCAAAGTGTTGTTAGTGGTGTAGCATACCTAAAGACACCACTTAGAGCAGGGGTAGCGTCTGGTGCTACAATCACACAGGTTGGAAATACTGGTGAATATGCAACTGGTACAATATCTATCCCAACAGTAGGAGAGTATCTTGTAGCTATTGAGAGTAGCATACACGGTATTTTGGTTGAACAAAGAGTAAAAGTTGTGGATAACACAACGACTGTAGCTATTGACCCAAATGCACCTGTAACAACAGTGGCAGTGGCGTACTAACTAAATCGCACAGAGTATTACTTTGTGCGACAATAAAGACTATATCTATAATCTTTATCTTCTTAATATACTACTATGATAGTAAGAATTGACACAACAAACTTAACAAGAGGTAGAGAGTTTACCTTGTATGCCAACAATCCAAATGGCGATACAGTAGCTATGTATGGGCTTGATATTTTAAGCGGTACAGTAACTACTATACCATACACGCATTCATTATTTGGAAAGTTTGATGGATATACTGGCGTAGCACCACAACTTGATGGGTACCTTATGGCTACAGTTGGTACACAAAAAGTAGTTAAGAAGATTGGAAGCCCTCTTCCTGCATTTTGTATTGGATACAAGCCAAACTATACAGTTGCATATACAGCTTATGATGCAAATGGAACTGTTTTAGACACAGGAAATCTGCATAATGTTGTTGGTGATTTTTATTACACAACGCTACCTATTGATACGGCTATTGTGCATTGCTTAAACAAGGACTTCATAGTCAATAAAAATCTATTGAAAATGAACTATGAAATCACTATGGGGAGCAGTGTTCTTAATTCTACATATGGAAACATAACTATGGATAACGTACCAATCCCTAGTGTGACTCTACCTATGCAATCACTTGGCTCTGTGACGCTCGATGCAGTTATGCCAAATGTAACAATAAAGGAACTTTAATGGATTTGGTTTTTTATGTAAACGCGATAAAAGAGACGATGAAAGCAGTAAGTACAGACCCCACATCTGTACTTGCACAAGCAGAGACTCAGCTAAAAACATACCTCGAAACAAATACAAGTATCACAGATAATGAGCGTGCAAATATTTATGCAAAGTTTGTTACGGATGTAACTACTACAGCAGTCACACAAGCCATTACAGCATCTGCACAAATGGCTCTTGATGGCGTTGTAAATGACCAAAAAATACTTAATATGCAGGGTGAACTTGCTATTGCACAGAATAAGGGTGCAAGTGAGGTAGCAGTAGATACACAAAAAATTGCATCTATGCAGGCAGAAGATAAGGCACGCAGTAATGAGGTTGCAACAAAAATAGCAAAAGCAAAAATAGAGGTTGAACAGCTTATCCCGTCACAGGTTGCTATTAATCAAAAAGAGGTTGCAATTAAAGATGCAGACCTGCTTATTAAAGGGCAACAGCTATCTGTAGAGACCAAAAAGCTTGATTTGATGACGCAGGATATAGCAATAAAAACACAGCAGGCACTACTTGAAGAGAAGAAAATATCTCTAATGGGTGAGCAGGTGAATGTGGAAAAAGAGAAAGTGCCACTGATGAAAGCACAAGCTACAGTAGAAGCTAAAAAAGTTGGGCTTATGGAAGTGCAGATAGAGACTGAACGTGAGAAAGTTGGGCTTATGGCTAAACAGGTACTCGTTGAGGCAGAGAAGATACCACTTATGGTTGCACAGACAGCAACAGAGACAGAAAAAGCAAAACTTATCATAGAGCAGACAGCCGTGGAAAAAGAAAAGGTACGCTTACAAGGTGCAGAGATAGACTTGAGGTATGCAGATGTTTATTATAGACAGATGCAGGCACAAACAGTAGCACAAAGTCTTGTAGTAAACGAACGTATAGAGGCAAGAAAAAATGAAACAGCACTTAAAGTAGCCACTATTCAGGCTTCATCAATTTAAAGGATAAAAATATGACAGTAGATAACGCTATAGCAAAAATTTCACAGATAATAGGAAATACTCTGGCAGACTATAATCAGTCACCAGACTCAACAAAAGTAGATGCAACAGGTGCTACAGTCAGGATACCACATCCACTTGATATTGTAGACCCAACAGATAAATTGTTTGCTTTAGATATGGCACTCAAAGATGTAGCACTAAAAGCTACACCTGTAAGTCTTATAGAGACAACTGGCAGTACAGCAAGCGAACTTAAAAGAGTCTCAACGGACTATTTTATTAGGGTGCCGACAGAGCCTATCGCAGGAATAGCATTGGATATTGATGATGGACTTGCATATGCAGTCGTATTTAAGGCATTGGCGTTGCTTTGGAGAGAATACGGTGACTACAATCAGCGTGCAGACTCAATCATAAATACCTACATACAAGCATACAGACAGTACCTTACAGATTTGATTGCAGGTGTGGTGAGTCAGGGTGCTCAGACTTATGTCAGATTTAGTGCAGATGGAACAAATTGGCACAGTAGCTTTACAACAGGTGACATTTTTATAAGTTTTAAGAGAATAGATACAAATACTTGGACTCCTGCTATTAAATTTGTTGGTAGCGATGGTGCTCAGGGTGTGGCAGGAACTCCTTGTAAAGATACATTATTTACAGCACTCAGTGATACTCCTGCATCATATACTGGTATGGCAGGCAAGGTTGTAGCCGTTAATCCCACAGAGAACGGTGTAGAGTTTATAGCACCTCCTGCTGGTGGAACATCTACAGGAGCTACCACATTTACAGCACTCACAGATACGCCTGCAACACTCACAGCAGGGCAATATCTAAAAGTAGATGCAACAGGTACGGGGCTTGTGCTTACTCCTCCACCTACAGCAGGTGTAGCAGGGGCTAATGTATTTATGGATAATGTATTCTTCGATAATGCAAGCAGTGGAATAATGAACCTTGATTTATCGTCTGCAAACATTATGTATCTGTATCCTACAGCAAATGCAGAATTGCATTTTACTAAATTCAATGACGGTGGCGTACAGGTAGATGCTTGGTGGGGTACAACTTATACATTTATGCTTGTATCAATAGGAAATAATGCTATTACCTTTGACCCTACAGTATCAATTATTGGAGATAAGACGGTGGGGCTTGGTTCTACAAGTGCTACCACTGGTATAACTATGACAATTATCAAGATGATTTATACTGGATATGACTGGTATGTAGTAAGCAATACAAAAATAGCAGATGCAAACGGATAATTCAATACCATATCCACGTCCTAACTATAAGGACAGTGACTTACTTACAAAGGAGTTGTGTAACGGTACCTTTGCTATGGGTGTTATGAATGATGTAAAGACATTCAAGTCACCTATGAGCAGATACAATGTTACAGGCGATAAACTTACCAATCTAAGTTTGATTAAGGGCGATATTAGCCCACAGGCATATGACATCTCTATGAATGATGTAGGCATAAACAGAATGAAAGAACTTGGATGGCTACCTGCAAAAGTAAAGAGTGATACGCCAAAGCCAAAGATAGTATATTCTCCAAAGAAGCATTATGTATATGTAGAGTGGGTAGGGATTAACAATACAGATATGCCTAACATATCATCCTCTTCAACAGTATCATATTCTGCAACAGACATCTATTACGATACGTTAAATGCTGGGTTGTTTGGGTTCAAGACAGTGAAAGATGCTACTGGTGCAGTCATATCTAAAATTGCAGTATTTTTTAGTTTGAATGACTATACCATTAAAGATTTAGGACAACTTCCTGCTGGGCTTGACACAACAGCGAGTAATTATGTGGGATATGTAAATGGTGCCTACATACTGTACTTCTACTCTGGCACATATGTAAGCTTTAAGCTTGACGGAACAGTGCATACACTAAATGGATACGGAAGATACTTTACAGCACTTGGTGATGATGGATGTATAGCGATAGAGGATATGTTCAATACAGAGACTACGATATTTCAGAATGATTTGACTATCAAGGATGTTACAAAAGATATATTCTCTGGTAGCTATTGTAAGGTTCTTGGTGGATTATATGCAAGCAATCCTACGCAATATAAGTTTGGTACAAAGATAGATAAAACGTACTATTTTTTAAGAGATGATACAAGCTCTTATGCCTATAAGAACACTAAGTATGGATGGAAATTATCTATAAAAGACAAGCCGATATGGAAATTTGGAAAAAGAATAAAATATGACTATGCGACAGATAACTGGTTACATACTCCTCTCAAAACACTAAAATACAATATGATTAAGCAGTCTTTATTTGTTTTAAACAGGATGCCAAAGCATACAAATACAGATGAGATAGTCTATCCAAACAGCGATATGTATGGTGATTTTTGTAAAGTTGTGCATAGTGACGGTACAGAAACATTCTACCATACGTTTGACTTTAAAAAGTGGAGTCAACTCACAGGAGAGGCTATTAAGTATCTGTATGGATGCAGTGGTAGAGTCTGGACTACAAAAAGGACTGATGGAATTAGAGGTTTTATGCCATATGCAATAGGGCTAAAAACAATTAGTAATCTAAACAATGGGTACAAAACTGTACTTCAATTTAGTGGATTTATATTTAGAGGATAAAGATATGAGTTTTATGGATAAGTTAAACGCTACAGCAAAAAAAAGACAGATGCAAACGGCAGTACCAAAGTCTCCTACAGCACAGAATAATATTACTGACAATAGTTATAAACTTGGAAAGTCAAGAGTGCAGGAAAGTCAAGGAGTAATGCAAGGTAATAAAGGGTGGCAGTCTCAATATGGTGGTGACGGTGGTTATGGGAAACAGATTAATCCTATCATTAACTCACTATCTAACACACCTACATACAGAACACCAAAAATAGAACACTCTTTGCTTACAAACGAGGGCTTTAATGAGGCACTTGGTGTAGTAGGTGCAAGGAACAATGCAAAGTTAGCGTCACAGCATCAAAGAGTATTGCAGGGTGTGCTTGGCTCATTGATAAGTGGAGACTCACAAAACAGAGCTACAGTATCAAGGGCAAACATTGCAAGGATGCGTGATACAACAGATAGAAGAGGGCAAGATTTAGAAGCATCTGCGCAAGCCGATGCACTTGGTATTGCAAAAGATAGGAATACAACGCAGTCAGAGTATTATCATACTTTGGGAGATATTGGTAAAGAGCGTAATTCTATAGCTAGGGATAGACTATTAAATGAACAAAACAATAATCAAAATAATTCTATGCAAGAGCAACTATTTAGGGCGAAAAGAGTGCCAGATGGGAACTCTTTTAAGGCTATGCTTAGTAAGGAAGTTGCAGATGAAATTGGTTCACATAATCTTGAAACAGCACGACAGATGTATATAAACACTGGTGTAGTCCCTAGCTTCAAGAAAGTTGATAACGGTAGTTTGATGCACCCTATTGACTTTATAAGTGAAGTTTTTGATGATGATTATGCACCAATACAGCAACAACCTGCAAACGCACCAACACAACAGCAACCTAAGCAGGGAGTACCTAGTATAAATGGGGCAGTGTTAGACAGGTTAGCAAAGGGAGAGGGAATAGATAGGGCTGATATGCGTATAAGTGATGATGGAAAGAGCGTAAAGCTACCAAACGGTTCAGTAGCTTCAATAGATGCAATATTGGAAAGATATGGTGATAATAATGGAACAAGGTAGAGAAAGCCTATTTAAGCAACCATCACAAGAAGAACCAAAAAGAGAAAGCCTATTTAAGCAACCTAGTCTTTTCCAAAAGCCAAAACTCCAACCAAACGACCCACGCAACGGATTATCTAAATCTCAAATAGCAGAAGCAGAGGCAAACAAAAAAGAATATCATAAAGCAGATGATGCTTTAGCTACAGTATTACCAGTATCTTGGAGTGATGTAGTTGCATTTGGGAAAGGCTTTACTCACAATATGGATGAGTATGGTGCATCTATTAATAAGGGGCTTGGGAAACTTAGTAAAGCCATATTACCTAAAGAATATCAAACATCTTTTTTTGAAGATAATGCTAAGTATTGGGATGACAAGAGAAAGCAAAATGAGATTGAAACGGAAGATAATAAAATAGCACATATTGCAGGTGAACTTATTGCAGACCCAATGAACTTATCTGGTACAGGGCTTGTATCTAAAGGTAGCAAGTTAGCAAGAGTTGGGAAGTCTATGGTAGCAGGTGCAGGTGTTGGTTTTGCAACATCTAAGGCTAAGAACTATGGAAACACAAGCATCACAGATGAGCAAAAGTCACATGAAGATGTAATGAGTACAGGTATTGTATCTGTACTAAATGGTGTAATTGCAGGACTCACCAAAGGAAAAGTTACAAATGCCATAAAAGATGTTGAACATATGGTGGGTGATGGTAAATCAGATGCAGATGGTGCTATAGATATACTAATCAACGACCCAGAGAGGGCTGGGTTTTCTAAGGCACAGGCAGATAAAATTGTATCAGATTATAAAGAGGTTACTAAGCCACAGCCAGAGCTAATTAGAGAAAAGAGTAATGCAAATGTTAATACTCCTAATGATGGTGTAGATAACATATTTGAACACCCACGTGCAAAAGAAGCCATTGACTTAGCAAGAGACAGATACGCATCACAGACATACAATGATAGAGTCGGTGTAGGTTCTGCATCTTGGATGAACCCAGACGGAACATATGCAAGAGCAGGTGCAAAAGGTGAAACTAACTATCATCAAGGCTTTGAATTAAGTAAGGCAGATGTAAAGAAGATTGATAGTGGAAAAATAACCCCAGAGATTGAAGAGAAATTACGCTTAGATATTGACAGATTGGAGAATGACCCTAATTGGAATACCAAAGAAGTGCCTATGCAAGATACATACATAGATGAAAATGGTGACTTGATAGACTCGGAAACAGGCAATGCCATATTTGCTAATGCAGGACATAACCTTGCAGGTGGGTTTGGTGCAGGTACAGTCAATGCAGGGAGTGGATTGTTTGATGGTAGCTATGACCCAAACAAAGATTTATCCTCTCAAATGGCAGACAGATTTATACAAGGTATGGTAGCAGGAACTCTTGGAGTCACTGGACTTAAAATGTTACGCAGGACTAACCCAGAAGCCTTTAAAAAGGTTCAAAGTTGGGTAATGGATAACGAGGTCAAGGTGGGCGATAAAATGCCTACAGAGGGCGTACAACTTGGAGTATTTGCAGGTAAGAAAGCTAAAGGTTTTGAGGGCAAGACTACTCATGCAGGAAAGTATGACGGACAGGAACGCTTTGAGATAGATGATAGTAAGATGGATATTAAAAAAGATGGTGTAATTGACTTAACACAAAAGGGTCATACAACACTTGAAAATCTAATCAAGCACGATGAATTATTTGATAACTACCCACAACTTAGAGACGTTGTAGTGAAATTTGATAAAAATATGGAAGCTCACGCATCATTTGACGGAGACAGTACCATAACCATATCAAACAAGTTTAAAAACAAGGATGAACTTGGAAGTTCTATTATTCACGAAATACAGCATTGGGTGCAGAATAAAGAGGGCTTTGCAGGTGGTGGTAACTTTGATGATATGCTACTCAAAGTCAATGGTAAGATAGATGGACTTGAAAGACAAGGTAATTTATCACAGCTTGATGCAGTACGCTATAAAGATGATTTGGATTTTCTAAAAAACAATAAGACCAAAGAAGCATACGAGGGCTATAAGAAAATAGCAGGTGAGATAGAAGCAAGAGAAGTACAGGCACGTAAAAATCTTACACCAGAAGAGAGAGATGTTATCCCACACTATGAGAATACATCTACAATGGGTGCAGAACACGGTGACGAAGCATACAATAGTGCATTTATGGCAGAACTTGATGGACGGCTTGGAGACTTTGACTCTACAGGTATTCACCCAGACGATGCAACGCTTGATTTTTCACGAAATAAGATGGAGAGTAGAGTACCAGAAGAGAAAGTAAAGATAGACAAAGGGGTAGAACATCTTGAAAGAATACTAAATAAACACGATGCTAAGGAGTTTATGGACTTATCGCAAGGATTAAAGAGTAGTCTTAAAGCATCATTCCTTGACTCATTCTCTGGAGAATACCACAAGATAAGAGCAAACGCTACAGCAGGTAAGCATAAAATGGCAAGACAAGCTGAACGAATGGGTAGAATACTTGGTAAACTCCCAGAGCAGATGAGAAAAGACTTGCAAGAGTATATCGTAGGAGATGTTCACCCATCATCTGTATCAGAACAGGTCAGACAGATTGGAAATAATATAAGACAGACTATCAAAGATATGCAAGATGAGATGAAGAAACTTGATGTATTTGATGAAAAAGATATTGATGCTTGGGGTGATAACTACCTAAGACGATTGTATAAAAAACATTTTGCAGAAGATGAAATCAATCTTGCTAAGGGATTGCTGGGAGACAAAACAACATTGCCTATTATGAAAGCAAGGGGTAAGTCAGAGACAATATCTCAAAAAGAATATGATAGGCGTGTAGCATCTGGTGAACTTGACGAGTCTCTTATAGGGAAGCCAAAGAAAGATGGTGGAATAGAAAAGAGCGTAATTGCTGGCAAGGTAACACTTGAAAGAGATTGGACTAAAGCAGAACGGATAGAGATGGGTGAGATAGTGGACGCATCTATCACTGTTCCAGAAACTTTTATGAAAATGGCTCAAATGGTAGAACATGGGAGGATGTTGCAAGAGGTAGCAAAATTAGAGGGTGCGATAGTAACAAAAGGTGAAGCTAAGTTAGCAACAAAAGAAGCACTACACGCAGAGGGCTTTGTAAAGCTTGACAATATGCCACAGTTTGGTGCATTATCGGGTCAATGGGTAAGAAAAGATATTGCAGATGATATTGGTGCATTGGCAGACTCCATTATGCAAAGACAAGGCGATATTACAGCAGAAGCTAAAGCCTTATGGATGAAGTACCTTAGCAGGGTTAAAAAGGCTTTGACTGTATGGAATTTACCTACCCATGTAAACAACGCATTTGCTAACCCATTCTTGATGCACGCATCTGGGATGAAAGGCAAAGAGGTTGCGGGGGGCATAATAAAATCTATTATACAGATGAATAAAGCACCCAGACTAACAGAGCTTATGGATAAGGAAATTATAGGCACGCTCTCAACAGCAGAAAGAGCCGAATTATCTAATTTGAAAAAAGATATGAAGTATTATATGGAAGCAGAAGAGCAAGGACTCTTAAATACAAGTAGGCTTGAAGATATAAAGATAGGAGAGGGAGACGCACCATCTGTAGGTAAAAAATCTGTATTAGAAAGAACTGATGATTACCTTACAAAAAAATATCAAGATGGCGATGGTATGAGTAAACTTGCTATGTTCACACACCTTAGAGAAGCAGGGTGGGATGTAGTAAAAGCAAGAGAGGGTGCATTAGCGATTATGCCAGACTATTCTAAGCCTATGGCTCCTGCTTGGAGAACACTAAGAGATAGTGGGATTACTCCATTTATATCTTGGACTTACTACACGCTACCAAAAATGTTAAGATTAGCAAGTAGTGCAAGAGGTTCTGCAAGTATCGCTACAGCGATTGGAAGCACCTATATCCTATCTGGTATGCTAACAGGCATTACTGACCCTTACTCTGATGAGTTGCCAGACGATGCACATATGGCAAGAGTGCCTATTTGGAAAGATGGAGACAATATTACGACTATTAAAATGGATAGAATAAACCCTTTTATGCAGTTATTGCACCCTTTACAAATGGCACAAGAGACAGCAACAAATGGACTCCCACAAACACTTGTAAGTCTTATCTCTGGTACAAAGTTGTATAACGGCAGACCGATTACTTATGAAAATAAGCCAAAGGCACAACAGTATTATGACAGACTCAAATATGCAAGTTCTTTAACTCCTTTACCGGGTCAAGTGAGAAGTGGTATAGAACTAATAGAAAGTCTTGTGAGAGATGATAAGAACAGGAAAATATCTAAAGATGTTGTGCCACGTTCTTTAATACAGGAGATAGTAAGACAAGCAGGTGTGAACTCACTTACCTTTAATTCTAGGCAGGTTAAAAAGCATAGAAAGCAAAAAGAGAGTAAGCAAAAATGGTTTTAGCGACAAAATAATAGTCATTTTATTTCTGATATAAGATAGACTTTGGAAAAACATTAGGAATAGGTATGGAGTATATCGTAAAGGTGCAAACATTTTTTCATCATACTAAAGAACTTTGGGCAGTGATGATAGGAATGTTTATCCAGTATTGGTTCGGAGAAAAGAAAAGCCACAGGATTATTATCACTATAATCTTATCTACTTTGGTAGTAGCACTATACTTTGTGCCTATGATAATTGAGATATTAAATATGGTACTTGGCAAGATGTTTCAGCTAAAGATAGAGCTTGACAGCAAAATTGCAATAGCTTTGTATGCATTTAGTACAATCATATCTGTAGATATTTTATCTATGATTATAAATATCTTGCCAGAGGGTATGAAAAAACAAGCAAAAAAATACTTAGGGGTTGATGATGCGAATAACAGACCGTAAAATTAAACTTCATAAGGGAAACACAGAAATAGAGATACTGGATAAGGACAGTAAGAGACATCTTATATATGCTACTATCATAGGTGTATCATTATACCTATGTATCTTATCAATTATTGGAATTAAGTGATGTTCTCTGGGTTATATTTAAAGTTTGGCATTATTGGAATTGTATTAGCTATTCTTGGTGGTGTTTGGTATAACTATCACTATGCACCGTTGAAAGAGTTGAAGCAGGAAAAGAAAGACCTTGCAAAAGAACTTAGGGCAGAGTACATTAAAAATAGTGCATTAGAACTTGAATTAGTTATGTGCCTTGATGATAAAAATGTAACAAATTTCGAGGGCGAAATGAAAGGGTTTGGTGATGCGATTGAAGATGATAACTTTACTTCTGTTAGTGACAAGCTTATTTTTTAGTGGTTGTGGTCAATGTAAGCCAGAGATTAAAACGGTTTATGTGAAAAGCAAAGTACCTAAGCTAAGAACTCTATACAAGATTAAACCCTATGAAATAAAAGATATAAAATCTGTAGATGCACTACATTATCTTGTTTCAAAAAGAGAAATGGAAGAGGCAAGCAAAGTAAGTAAAAAAAGAATACGCATCATAAACTTTTATGAGAAGCAAAATATAGAATTTAATAAGAAATTCTCAACAAAATAAGTGTAACAACTGTCACAGAAGTGTCGGTAGATATTCCCATAAAGTGCCGATTTTCGACTGACACTAAGTTTAATTTAAGTTTGAGTAATGATTTTAAATTTCTCTCAAACAACGCTGTGGACGTGCTTTGTGGCTATTTATTGGTATCCCCACATGGACTCGAACCATGAGCTACGCCTTAGGAGGGCACTGCTTTATCCAGTTAAGCGATGAGGACATATTTCTAAATCTAGAAATAGAAATCGCATTATACAAAAATTACGCTATAATTCGCGTAATATATGTACATCGGTCATACATAAGTTAAAATTACTTTACTCAGCCTAAGACCGACAAATGCGACATCGTTTATGGATGTTCAAGGCTCGGTTACTAGGAACATCATGAAATTTACAGAATTAGGACTCAATGAGTCATTACTTAAAGCAGTCAAAGAGCAGGGCTATACCACGCCTACACCTATACAAGCAAAGGCGATACCTTTAGTGATAGAAGGTAGAGACGTACTTGCAGCTGCACAAACAGGTACAGGAAAAACAGCAGGTTTTACCCTTCCACTTTTAGAGCGTCTTTCACAGACAAAACCTCAGATGAAAAAGAAACAAATCCGTGTTTTGGTACTTACTCCTACACGTGAACTCGCAGCGCAAGTAGCAGACAGTATTAAGACCTATGGAAAATATATGTCGTATCGCTCGATGGTCATATTTGGTGGGGTGGGTATTAATCCTCAGTTTGCTGCTATTAAAAAGGGTGTAGACATTGTCATAGCAACACCAGGTAGATTACTGGATATTGCTTCTCAAGACGGCATAGATTTTTCAGCCATAGAGACTTTGGTGTTAGACGAAGCAGACCGTATGCTAGATATGGGTTTCATCCATGATATCAAAAAACTCATGGCAATGATGCCTAAAAATAGACAGACGTTACTTTTCTCAGCGACATTCTCAAAAGAGATTAAGCAACTTGCCTCAGGATTTCTCAAAGACCCTGTACTGGTAGAAGTGGCACGAGAGAACTCAACCTCAGGACAGATAAGCCAAGTGGTACACCATGTAGACAAAAGCCGTAAACGTGAGCTACTCTCTCAGCTCATCAAAGCTGGAGACTGGAAACAGGTGCTTGTTTTTACCCGTACAAAACATGGGGCAAACAAACTTACCAAACAGTTAGAAGAGATTGCTGGTATCAAAGCTGCAGCCATTCATGGCAATAAATCTCAAGGCGCACGTACCAAAGCCCTTGCAGACTTTAAAGCAGGAAATATACGTGTGCTTGTAGCCACAGACATAGCGGCACGTGGTATAGACATCGATCAGCTTCCACATGTAGTGAACTTCGAACTCCCTAACGTACCAGAAGACTACGTACACCGCATAGGACGTACAGGTAGAGCAGGGATGACAGGCGAAGCAGTCTCTTTGGTGTGTGTAGATGAGCATGAACTTCTTAGAAATATAGAAAAGTTTACGAAGTCAAGCATCAAAAAAGTAGACATAGAAGCTTTTAGACCAGACCCTAGCATACAAGCTGAACCTATACAAAATGGAAGAGGCGGTGGTCAGAAACGTGGTGGTGGACAACGTAATCGTAATGCAAATGCTAATGGTGGTAGAAATAACAATAGAAATAAAAAACCAGTAAAAAACAAGCCTTCAACAGGCTCAGCTACTGAAGAAAATAAAACACAAAACAGCAGAAAAAAGAGACCTAAAAATCCACATGCAGAAAAAATAGGTTCAAACCTACAAGAAAAACTGGATAAGTTAAACAAAAGAGATAATAGACAAAACAAAAATAACAACAGGAGAAGATAATGAAAAAAGTATTTAAACTCACAGATGAAAAAAAGCATGAAGACCGCGTACTTGAAGCGGTTAAAAATGATATTAGAAAATATGTAAAACGTGAAAAGAAGAAAGACTTACCTGACAAAGCAACGATGTACTGGGACTTTGACTGTAAAGTAGGGGCTACAGCAGATGATGCAAAAGAGGTCGTATATGAAGAACTCATTAAAGCGTTAGATACAGTAAAAGCGACAGGTGTAAAAGAAGTATATGTAGAAGTCATGGCAAAAGCTGTAACAAAACCTCTTAAAATAGAAGAAGAATCAGAAGAAAATTAATCGTGCAAGACAAGTATGTAGCAGATGTTGGGGACTTTGGAAAGTTCCAACTCTTCCGT